TAGAGGAGGGGCAGTTACCTGCGATGCCTTATCTCCTTTTCTCCATGACCCAGGGTCATCCTGGCCCTAGCCATCACGGACGGGTTAACGAGGCTGGTATCCGCCAAGTCAGCGCGCATTATCAGGCGCAGCTTCAGTTGCGCTGCTTTGCGACGGATAGCTGGAACATTCTGGAACGTGTGCATCTGGCATTGGAGTCCGAGTCTTTGCAGGCTCTCAGTGAGGAGCTGAACATTGCTGTAGTTCGCGCTGTGCTCTCGGAGGTGGAACCTGACCAGGCTGAACAGGGGCAAGCCCATACACGGCTGGATCTGGATGTCCTGTATACGGCCAGCATGGATGATGAAGTGCATGTGATTGAGTTTGTGGAAGTGAAAGGGGGGCAGCCCCCTGCTTGAGTGACCAGGCAGGCCTGCCCGGGCCTGTTTTCTTGAACGTGTTTTTTTAGCGCTTTAGCCACCGATCCAGGTGGTTTTTTCTTTTTGGAGCCACCGATGGCAAAACTATCTCGGATCGCCAACGTAGATATTGCGTTGCGTACGACCGCAATCAATGAACAATCTTTTTCCGACATGCTGATTCTGGGCAGTCATGTGCTCTCGACAGCACGCGCCATGACCATTACCGGTGCGGATGAACTGCTGGACATGGGACTGCAAGATACGGATCCTTTGTACTGGGCTGCGCGCGATGCTTTCGCACAGATTCCTGCCGTTCGTCAGGTCTTTATTGGCCGTCGTCAGGTTGACGAGCTCAAAGTTTCGGTAAGTCGTGCTGTGCCTGATGCCAACTACCGTGTCCAGTTGCGCTGGCGTGACGAACAGGGTCAACAGCTGGATGCGCAGGTGTCGTACAAGGCGCTGGAAACAGACACGGTGGCAGAAATTGCCTCGGGTTTGGCTAGCGCGATTGCACAAACGGCTGCTCCTGTGACGGCGACTGCAGCCGAAGCTGTGGTGACTGTGAGCAATAAAACGGTGGGTGCGGCCCTGGCGGTTCAACTGCAAGGCAATCTGGCCATGCAGGTGGTGCCCGGTACTGAGACTGTGACCCAAGCTCTGTCCTCGATCGCCAACAGCCCCTTTAACTGGTATGGCCTGGTTATTACCAGCCGTGCCAAAGAAGATGTGCTGTCGGCTGCCGCCTGGACCGAAGCCAACGAGAAGCTGTTTGGTACGGCTTCGGCTGATGCGGGCATTATTGATCCCGATTCGAGCGAGGATTTGGCTAGCCAGTTGCAGGCAAAACAATACTTCCGCAGCTTTGGCATTTACAGCGCAGCAGCCGCAACGCAGTACCCTGAAGCCGCGTTGATGTCCTCCATGTTTACTTACTACCCCGGTCAGGAAACCTGGGCACTGAAGAAACTGGCAGGTGTTGCCTACGACGAACTGAGCGAAGGCCAGGCTTTGGTGGCACATGGCAAGAACTTCTCCACCTTTGAGCCATTCCGCAACTTTGCAGTTACCCAAGGTGGTTTGACGGCCGCGGGAGAATGGATTGACGTTATCCGCTTGCGTGATGCCTTGGTCGAACAGATCAAAGTGTCGGTGGTCTCGGCCATGATCAATGCAGATGGCAAAGTCGCCTTCACTGACGATGGTATCCAGATGATCGGCAATGCCATCCGTGCTCCTTTGGATCTGAACGTGCGTCGTGGTGGTATTGCGACTGAAGAGCTGGACGAGAACGATCGTATTGTTCCCAGCTACACCCTGAGCCTGCCACGCAGCAGCCAGGTTCCTTTCAACGACAAGGCGAATCGTGTCTTGCGCGACGTGTACTTCACTGCTCGCCTGGCTGGCGCCATTCACGTGTCCGAAATCAAGGGCAGCTTGAGCTACGCCCTGTAATCCAGGCGCATAAGCGTCCCTTTTTGTCATAAATCCAGCCTGGTTTAGTGCCAGGCTTTTTTCTTTGGGAGCCTGAAATGGCCTATGAATTGAAAAGCTACGATTCCAAGCAAGTTAAATGTGTTCTGGGCGCGCATACCGTCACGGGCCCAGCTGATGACACTTTTATCAGTATTGAACCTCAAGGTGACGGTGTCAGCAGCTCGGTGGGGGTCTATGGCGATGTATCTCGCTCGATCAGTCATGATCCCCGTCACACCATCAAGATCACCCTGCAACAGACCAGCCGCTCCAACGACGTGCTCTCGTCCTTGTGCGATGTGGATCGTCTCTCGGGCGGTGCAGGTGCATTTCCTATCCTGATTACGGACCTGCGTGGCAGCACGCTGTTTACGGGTACGGCCTGGGTGCAAAAGAAGGCTAATGCCACTTTTGCCAAGGGCATCGGTAGCCGTGAGTGGACTCTGGAAGCGGTGGGCGGCTTCACTAACGGGGGTAACGACTGATGGCACGCCCTGTGGAGGTGACAGTCAACGACACCATGTTCTTGATCACGCCGATGGATGCGTTTGAAGCGCTGGAGGTTTTTGGTGATTTGCAAAAAGACCTCTTGCCAGCAGTGGGGGAGTTGCTGTCTTTGAGTTTGGGAGCGCAAGCGGAGCAGGCTGAAGTGTTGATGTCGGGTGCCATTGAAAAGCTGTCCGAAAAACTGAGTGGGCGTCAGCTCAAGCAGTGGACAGATCGCTTGATCAATGCTGACTCTGTCGCTGTTTCGATGAATGGTCGAGACATGCGTCTGGATGCGGCGGCGCGTGCGATGGTTTTTAAGGAGTTCACCGATATTCTGGAGCTGTTGTTCCATGTTTTGAAGGTGAACTTCGCCTCCCCTTTAGGGCGTTGGCTCAGCCGTTCTGGTCTGGACCTGAGCCAACTGTCAGCAAACCCGTTGGGAGCTATCAGCCAGAACTCGAAAGAGAGTTCCTGATCTGGCGACCCGTGATGGCCAGCAAAGTAACCGTCGGCGAGATTCGCCGACGGGAAGTGCTTTTGCTGGATTTGATCAAGTTAAACCACCTTATGGACGCTGAGGCTGCTGCTATGGAAGCAGCACGCACAGTGAACAAGTAATGACAAATGTCCGTGAAATTGTCGCGAAGGTGCGCAGCCAGGTGGACCTGTCCGACTTGAAGGCGTATGCGCAGTGGTACCAGCGCCTTCAACAGGATGCGGTGGATTTTGCGAAGTTGGCAAAGCAGTCCATCGAGCAAAGCCGCGCCTTGAATGCGCTGGAGCGAGGCGCAAAAAATGCTCAGTTGGCCATGGGAAACCTGGTACGTGGCATTCGTGGGCCTGGGGTGGGTGTGCGCTCTTCGGATCCATCACGTGCTGGCAAGAGCACAGCACCGGGTGCAGCCGGGGGAGCGGCGATTGGTTCCGTGTCCGGGGCTATCAAGCAAACCATCGCCAGGAATATTGGTCTTGATACGGTCAAGGATGTGCTGTTGGCCGGTGACCAGTTCAACCAGGTCCAGGCACAACTCGCAATGAGCTCCCAGGGTGAACAAGAACACCAGTTTATTGATCAGCGTTTGAGCGCGGATTCCAAGCAAGCACGTCAGCCGTTTTCGCAGAGCGCTGATTTATTTCTGCGCATTCATCCGCTTATGCAAAGTCAAGGAAAAGGGGCACGAGACAGTCTGGACGTGGTGGCGGCGACGGGCTTGTCCTTGACGGCAAGTGGCTCGGACCCGCAGCAAGTCAGTGCTTTTATAGCGCAGTTTTCTAAAGATCTGGTCCAGGGAAAGCTGAGCGGTGAAGGTTTTCAGACCATGCTGATCAATAATCGGCGCATGTTGACGTATTTGCTTGATGGGCTAAATAACACCAATCCTGCTTTGGGTGCTACTCGTCAGAATTTGTTTGACCTGGCCCAGCAAGGCCTGATTACGTCTGACATGATGGTGTCCGCCTTCGGCAATCAGTTAAGCACCATGCGTGGGGATGTGGAAAAGCTACCAGCTTCCCTGGCTAGTTCTTTGACTGAGTTCTCGGACAAGTTGGCGCGGGTCAGCGGGGTGTTGCAGCAACAGACCGGCGTGATCGAGCTGTTGAGTTTCGCCTTGAAGGTGCTGGGTGATCATCTTGAGCAGATCACACACTTGCTGTTTCTGATTGGAGCGGCTCAGGGGCTGCGCAAACTGGAAGCTGGTATGGGAGCATTGCTTGGGCGTGGGCAGTCCGTAACGCAAATGCTGCGTGGCCTGGCCGGTGTGACCGGTGTGCTGGTCAAGGAGCTGTGGGTCGCTGTTCGCCCCTTCCTGCGCTGGATGATTATTGTGGAAGCCATCAGTTTGGTCGTTCAGGATGTGATTTCCTGGTTCCAGGGAGGAGATTCTGTACTGGGCTCGATTATTGGCCGATCCGAGCAATGGCAAGGGGAGATTGAAGCCGTTCGAGGTGCTTTGGTGTGGGTCAAGGATTTGCTGGGTGGCGGCGCCGAGACAGTAGATTCCTGGATCGAGAAATGGGGGGCGGTTATTACGGTAGTGACCGGCCTGGTGTTATTGATTGGAGGCATTCCGGCCTTGATCGTGACGCTGGTTGTACTGATCCTGAGCTACCGCGACGTGATTGTGAGCTTTGCCAAAGACTTTTGGGACACATTCGTGCTGGCTGCCGAGCAGACCTGGGTCGAGATCAAAGCCACATTCACGCGTATGTTCAGCTGGTTTGAAGAGCAGTTCGCCCAAGTGGGGGCTTTCTTTTCCTCCATGGTGCCGGAGCTGCCAAGCTGGGCGACATTGGATGGCGTCAAGAGTGCGCTGGGCTTTGAAACGGCGACGCCCGTCTCCAGTATCTTCACAAGAGGCCAGTACACCGATAATCGCACCATGATGGTGAATGTGCAGACCAAAGACCAGGCCGACAAGATTGTAGATACCGTAGGGCAAGCAGTGCAGCAATACGGGTTTGCCAACTCGAATCAGGATCTGAGTTTGCGTGCCCCTTATACCGAAACTCCACCTTGAACCTGTTTCTTTTTGCGCCCTGGATGCGCTGAATGCAAACCCGCCGCCACAGAGCGGCGTTTTTTTATGGGGGCTCATTATGGCATTTGTAACCTTGTTATTTGATCTGGCTGGCAAGCAAAGCATGCTGGGCAGTATTCCTTTGGATGCTTTGTTGACCGAGGAAACCGAGTTGACCGCCAGCGTCAGCAAGTATGCGGTGGAAGATGGCTCGGTCATCTCTGACCACATAGCTCGTGAGCCAGAAACCTTGAGCCTGTCGGGTGTCATTACCGCTGCCAGCATTTACACGTTTCTCAGTGGTGGTCGATCCAAGTTGATTGCGGCCAAGGATGCGCTTCGCCAGATTCATGAGCGTCGTCAGCCCATCACTATCGTGACCGGGGCGGATATTTATCAGAACTACGCCATGACCAAGGCAGCGATCACTCGCAAGAACGAAGGTGAAAAACTGGATGTGGTCTGCAACTTTCAGAAGATTGTTGTAGCCAAGTTGCGCCAGGCTGATATCCCTGCTGACAAGGTAGCGCCTTCCGTTCAAGGCAAGGCGGGCCAGACGGGGGCGGCAGCTGGCAAAGTCAGTGATACCCGGTCCCAAACTGTGCCTTCCAGCAATCTGAAAGTGCAAACAGGGAGTGGAACATGATTGAAATTCCCTTGGTGGACCAGAACAGCTTCGTGATTGAAGTCAGCCTGGAGGGAGCCAGCTATTTTCTGAGTTTCAACTGGAACAGCGAGGCTCAAATTTGGGTTCTGGGGCTGCAGGATGCCCATACAAAAAGCATTTTGAGTGGCCTGGTGTTGGTGCCGAATACACCTTTGTTGGAGCAGTTCCGGCACTTGAATGTGCGGCCTGGAGAGTTTGTCGTAGATGTGCAGGATGAAAAACTGCAATTGACGCGAAGCTCTTTTCTGAGCGGTCAGGCCACTTTCTTTTACTTGAGCAGGCAAGAGTATGGCGCGCTTCGATAGAACGTACAGATTGCTGGTGGGGCGACCTGGAGAACCGGGCTTGGAGATCGCTCCGCCATTGCGTATGAAATTTGAAGTGAGCAAGGATACCAGCGAGTCCCCGAACCAGATCAAGATCAGTATCTGGAACCTGAGCCCGCACACCCGCGAGGCTGTTGTGGAGCCCGATAATGTGGTCGCTCTTTATGCAGGTTACGAGCAGGAAGAGGGGGCTTTGCTCCTGGCTTATGGAACCGTGGTGCAAGGGGCAAGCAGCTTTCAGAACGCGGAGATTGTGACGGAGCTGGAAGTGCGGGACGGCTTTGCTCAAATTCGAGACACCGTTGTCAGTTTGGGCTGTGGTGCCGGCGTTCGGGCCAGGCTGATCATTGAAGACATTGCATTTCAAATGGGCTTGTCATTGGTGATGTCTGAGGATGCTCCGGATCGGGTCTGGCAAAACGGCTTCAGTTTTTATGGGGCTGCCCGAGTGGCCTTGCATAAAGTCGTGCAGGGAAGCGGGCTGGAGTACTCCATACAGAACGGTGAACTGCAGGTTATTGAGCGTTGCGGGGTAACGCCTCGCAAGGGTTTTGTGCTGTCGCCGGAAAGTGGCTTGCTGGGTAATCCCGAGCGGATACGGCAGAGCGCCAAAGAAAAGGCGGACAGTAAAGGGAGCGAAAAGATCAAGTCCGAGCGTCAGCAGGCCGATGGTTGGCGTGTCACATCGTTGCTGCTGCCCAGTTTGAACCCTGGTGATCTGGTCAAACTGGAAAGCCGTCAGGCGGTGGATTGGTTCCGGGTGGAAAGTCTGAAGCACTCGGGTGATTGGGATGGTTCCGGTGACTGGAAAACCACGATGGAGCTGCTGGATCGCCATGCTGCGCCTAAAGAGAAGGACGGCTCATGAATCAGCTCATTACGTCTATTTTGTCTGATATTAATGTTTGTCTGCCTGGCGTAGTGCAGGCTTACGACGGCAGGACCGTGACTGCAAAACCCGCTTTGCCCAAGCAATTGGCCAATGGTCAAACCTTGGCTGCACCGTTGATCGTTGCAGTACCCGTGTGCTGGCCGATTGCGGATGGGGGGCAGGCCATGATTACGGTCCCCTTGAAACCTGGCGACCCTGTTGTTCTGCACTTTTCCCAACGTAGCTTGGAAAACTGGCTATCGGGCTCAGACCAGGCTCCCGATGATCCCCGTCAATTTGATTTGAGTGATGCCTTCGCTACGCCAGTGATGCGTCCTGGCCCGGTAGCAGATACGGAAAACCTGACAGTGCAGTATGGGCCCGGCTCTTTGAAGCTGGCACCCGACGGCAGTTTGACTGTGCGAGTGCCTCGTCAGCATGTCATTGCCCAGGAAACCATTTTTGATAGCCCGGTCACGGTTAATGGTTTGTTGACTTACACGGCAGGTATGGCCGGCTCGGGGGGCTCAGGCAGTTCAATCAGCATCAGTGGTGGTGCCAGTTTTGAGGGGGGGAAGATTATGCATAACGGCAAAAACATCGGTTCGGACCATCGTCATAGCGGGGTGCAAACCGGTGGTGGCACGACGGGAGGGCCAGTGTAATGACATGGGATTTGCAACTGAATGGCCGTCATGATTTGGCGCTGTCTTCAGCGCAGGATCTGGTTCTGATTGATGGTGCTGCGCGAATTCGTCAGCAAATTACCGTCACCTTGCTGACTTTTCTGGGTGAGTGGTTTCTGGACCAGAGCTGGGGCGTTCCCTATCTGGAAAAAATCATGGTCAAGGCTCCTAATCGGGCCGAGATCGAAAATATTGTGCGCGCCAAAGTGCGTGCCGTCCCCGGTGTGATTGCTGTGCCCATGGTGCAGATTGAGCTCAATGCCATTGCGCGCCGAGCCCGGATCACATTGCCTGAAATTCAAACAGACGCGGGCCCGCTTACGGTCACCGTCACCCAATAGGATTTTTAAAAATGGCTGATTACGGTGTGACTCCGGAGGGATTTGTGCGTCCGCGCCTGCCTGAGATCCGGATGGAAATCATAGAAGAGCTGCGCCGCAATTTACGTGTTCGCGGCTTGCCTGATGATATGGAAACTAGGCCGGACTCGGTAACGGGGATAGTGATCGACACGTTTGCCGAGCGTGAAGCGGCTCTATGGGAAATGGGAGAGGGGGTGTATTACGCCATGTACCCGGGTTCGGCCAGTGGCGCCTCCCTGGATCGGGCCGTCTCCTTTTCGGGAGTCAAGCGCCTGAAGGCAGAGCGCAGTCGAGTGTATGTCGTGGCTTACGGCTTGCAGGGCACTCAAATTCCGGCCAGCGCACAGATTCGGCACCGCAGTACGCAAACGATCTGGCGCACAACACAGAACCTGACTATCGGAGCAGAGGCCGGCGCAGATGTGCGCATTACTCCGCTTGTGCAGTCTTCGGCCAGCTATTCGGTGACTGTGGATGGCACGCCTTATGTCTATACCAGTGGCGCTGGGGCCACCATGGCTTCTGTCCTGGCGGGGTTGATGGCGGCTTTGGCACCCAGCGGTTTGCAGATCGCCAGTGACGGCGCAACCATCCGTTTGGTTGCTGTGGCCACCTTGGCAGTCAGTGTCCAGCTTAGCAGCAACCTGTCTTTCGCAGAGATTGGTTCGCCTGTGCTGGCCGAAACCGTGGATGCGATTGCCGAGAAGGCCGAACCAGGTGATCTGGATTCGATAGTGACGCTGGTTGCTGGCTGGGCACGGGTGGTGAATTTGCAGCCAGGTGCAGTGGGACATCAGCGAGAAACAGACGCTCAGTTGCGTGCGCGCTATCGCCTGGGTGTATTCCGGTTTGGTGCCGCCACGCTGCCAAGTATCGGCCCCAACATTCTTAATGAGGTCCCCGGTATTCGTGATATCCGGGTCTTCAACAATCAAACCGATGAAATTGATGCCGCTGGGCGCAAGCCGCACAGCGTGCATGTGATTGCTGATGGTGGGCTTGATGATGATATTGCTCACGCGATTTATCGCTTCAAGAGCGGTGGCATTGATACCAACGGGGCAGTCACCAAAGTACTGGACACATCGGAAGGGACCCAACTGATTCAGTTTGATCGGCCCCAGGCTGTGTATGTGTGGGTGCGAGCAGTGGTGAGCCTGCTACCGGTGGACGAGCAGGCCTTTCCGCCAGATGGTTTCGGGCAGATTGAGAAAGCCATTTTGGCGACCGGACAAGAGCACACAATCGGTCTGGATGTGCGCCACCAGCGATTCTTTTGCCTGATTTATGGCACCAGGGGAATTGCACAGGTGGATTTGAAACTTGCCCACTCCACTGATCCTGATTTTGTGCCTCGTCCAACTGATTACAAAGCAGCCAATATCGAGATCGGGGATGCCCAGAAGGCGCTGTTTGATGCCAGCCGGATTGAGGTGACGTGATGAATCTGGAACAAGGTCATGCCGATGTTGCCTGGAAACACTTTCTGGACCAATACGGTGGCTCCTCAAGACTGGAGTCCTTGGTGCGAGCCTTATATGCACCGCTTGAACATCATCAGCTCAAGGCTTTGCACGACGAGCGCTGGCTGGATGTCGCGGTGGGCCGACAACTGGATGGCATTGGCCAGATCGTTGGGCAATCTCGCGAAATTGAAAACTCGGTTTATGTGCAGTTCTTCGGCTTTGTTGGCCAGCCTGCGACCGTTGGCTTCGACTTGGCGCGTATCCGTCGTGAGCATGAAAGCGAAACATCCGGATCCAGCAAGTTTCTGGATCCGGAGTACCGGCGCATCCTGTACTGGAAGATCGCCGTCAACAATGGGCATGGCACGAGCCCGGAAATGGCTGCGGCCTTGAAGACGATTTTTGACGTGTCCCAAGTGCGCATCAAAGACGTGGGTAACGCCAAGCTGAATATCTGGATCAGCGCTTTACCCGGCCCTAATAATCCCTTGATGGCCGACCCGTATCAATGGGTGCCTGCGGCGGCTGGAGTGGGGGTCCACATATTGACAGGGTCTAACGACAAACCGTTTGGCTTTACCAGTCAGGGCTTTTATGGCTTTGGCATCGGAATGCTTGCACGAGTGATTTGACAACCAATATTGCCAACCACGCACGCGTGTTGGTAGCCACCGCCTTCGGACGGTCTTTTTATGAGGTGTGAACATGGCAGTAGTGAATTTTTATTCTGGCTTCGAATACAAATGGGGCCAAACTGGCGGTGTGATTGATCTGCAAGATGATCAGTACAAACTGGGCTGGGCCTTTATCGGTTCGACCCCGCCTTCTGTGGAGCAGTTCAACAAACTGCAGCAACTGAATGATGAAAAGTTTGCCTGGTTGTGGGGGCAGTTCAAGTCGGCTGCCAGTGCGCGCAAGGTCACGCTTGGTGCCAATGACCTGCTGGGGCTGAACAAGTTGTTGACGGCAGCGACGCCCGATGCGAGTGCGACGGTCAAGGGCATGACGGCCTACGCCAGTGATGCGGAAGCCGCTGCCCGGACGGTCAAGACCAAGGCCCTGACTCCTTATGGTCTGGGTCTGAACCTGCAGTCCTCGGCCCGGGATACCACCGCCGGCAAAATCCTGACAGTGGGTGCATTTGGCTTGGGAAGGGCCGGTGCAGATACGACGATTGATGCCTGGCCAGCGGAAAACCTGAGCACGCTGGACGTGGGGGCTGGCATGTATTACGTGCCAAATGCACAAGGAGCCGCCAGCAATTTACCCGCCGGTGTGACTAATCAAGGGGTGGTATTCCACCGTCAGTCAGGTTCCGGTGGCGGTCAGCTCTATGCCTCTTTTGATGGTGAGCTTGCTTGGCGTGGCCGTCGATCCGGTGAGTACACCGCGTGGAACCGGGCGTTGGCTGTGGGTGACTATGGCTTGGGTGCGGGTACCGTTAATCCGGCTAATGGCCGGGATAGTGTCAATCCATTTGGCTGGTACTACCAGAACCGTACTACGACCTGGGGTGGAGGCTCGTTCTTTTTGGATATGCCGTATGGCACGGCACTGAATGCTGGTTTGCGCCTTTCTACCGATCCTTACACTGATAATTTTTATTTGAACGGTGGTGTGTCGGGCAAGAAGGAGTATCGGGCCGCCTGCAAAATCTGGCACAACAAGAACTTTGATCCCGATACGAAGGCCGACAAATCGACCTCGATCCCCACATTTGCCACTGCACCAAAGACCAACCAAGGTCCGGTGATTTACGTGATCGATCGCCAACAGCTCTTGCAATGGCAGACTATCGGTTCGTTTACAGGCTATGCCAGCCTGAACGTCGGTCGTTTTGTCTGGGGGACGTCGAAGAATGCCCGCGTGGATGAAGTTGATGCAATTGGGCAGGTCGTTGCTCCAACCAATACACGCTTTGTTGCCCTGGTGGCCTGGGCGGAGGCAAACGGCCACGTCGTCGCTCCAGGGGACTGGAAGAAGGGGGCATTTGTGTTTTCGAAAGTCTCTGCAGGCAGTTTCCGCCTGCCTGATTTGCGTGATCAATTCATCCGCGCAACCGGAACTGACGCTGACACTGCAAATGCGAGGCCATTAGGTACTCTTCAAATAGAGGCTGTTCGCTGGGAGAAACATGATGTCTATGGTTTGAAGTCGGGAGGGAATATCCATACGTTAGACCGAGCAAAGCTTGGCGCGACTGGGATTAGCGCGTCGATTGGTTTAGCCGACTCAGCAGATCCTGGGATTATTTACGGTGTTGTTCACACAGGTAATGGATCTGAAACCCGCTCAATTAATACGGCGCTATATCCACGTATTCAAATTTGAATACGTGGGTGCAGGGCGAGATTAATAGGTCGTGTTTCTGCTCCTCCCGTAGAAGTGGTAGGTAGTGTGCCACCAGGCTCCTCATAGTCATAAGAGTCCACGGCCGAACCATAAATGAAATATCGGGCACCGGTATTTCCCTCAGGGGTCGGTGCCAGGTGTGTGTGTGTTTTGAAGCCTTCAACTTGCTTGGTACCTATCAACCTCACATTTGCAGTCCCATAGTCACTTTTTTAATTTTTCAAGCCACCACGATGTGGTCAGGAGTTTTTATGACTTATTTTCAAACTGATGCTCATGGCCTGTTTTGCGGCCAGACCCCTTATCAAGAGAAAGGATTTGGTGATGTCGTCGTTGCGCCGCCCAGCACTATTCCTGCCGGTAAGGTAGCACGTTGGGTGTCTCGCCTGGAAACGCTGGATATTCAGTACGGGGATGCAAATACTGGAGAGTGGCAACTGGTGGAGGACAATCGCCAAGCTACGCTTTATACCCCGGATGGTCCTTACACCCTCGGCGAATCCTACTTTGGCCAGACTTATGATGGCCTGGGAGTCTTGCCCCCTTGGCTGAGTGTCGAGTCTGGTCCTGAGGTGGAGCCAAGCCTGGAGCAGCTGCGTGAACAGCAGTTGGCCCTTGTGAACGCGGGTTTTGAGAGTGCCGTGTCTGAGTTGACTGCCGGTTATCCTGCAACTGAGCGCTTGACCTGGCCTGTACAGCAGGCAGAGGCCCTGGCATGGTCCAAAGACTCATCGATAGCAACGCCGTATCTGGATGGCATTGCGACTGCCCGTGGCATTTCGTTGGACGAAATGCGTGAAAAGACCTTGACACAAGTGCGGTCGTTTCTGGAGTTGACCCAGCATCTCATTGGTGTGCGTCAGGGCTTGCGTGATCAGATTGATGCTGCTGTTTCCGAGGAGGCTGTCAAAGCCATTGTTTGGCCGGTATCAGGCGCTCAGGCGTAAGTGGTCAGCCTGGGCGCGGCCCAGTTTGCTGCGCATCAGTTTTTGAGCCAAGTCCCGCCCGCGAGGATGAAAGTAGCGTTGCAACACCCGGGTATCTCTATGCCCGGTCACTTTGGCAAGCTCGTGGGCGGGGAAGACATCAGCTAACCGAGAAGTAGCTTCATGGCGTAAGTCGTGAAACCGCAAATCCAGAAAGTAGGCTCGTACAGGACGCCGGTTGTAGCCACGGCACAAGGCTTCGTAGGCTTTACGTGCGCGCAGGCGGGCGCTCGCGAAAGCTCGGCTGATAGATCCGGGAGTGACATCAAAAATGCGGCCACGCAGTGGTTTGCCCACTAGCCATTTGCGCAGTGCGTCGCGGGCGAACGGTGTTAAAGGCACATAACGGGTGTCCCCATTCTTGGTGTCTTGCAAGGTAATGACCCCATGGGTCAGATCAATTTGCTCGCGCGTCAGATTCACGATTTCCGAGCGACGCATGCCTGTTTCCACCGCCAAGCTGACCACAGTGGGCAGACAACTGGAGCGGGTGTGTTTCAGGATCCACTCGAACTCGGAGCGTGGGCATTCCTCAGCGCTGACGCCATACAGACGAATCTGATTAAAAAGTCGACGGTCGCGTGCATCGTTGACAGCGGGGCGTCGAATTAGCTGAACCGGGTTAGCCAACCAGCTATAGCCCCAATCTTTACGGGCGACGGTATATAGATGGGATAGCAGGGCCATCCGTCGATTGACGGTAGCGGGAGCGCGATCTTGCATCCATTCGTCGCGTACGCGTTGCAAGTCTTGCGGGGTAATCCGCGCTAGGTTCTGGTTTGCCAACAGGGTGCTATTCCAGGCCCGGGTTAGTGAACGCTCCTGGTAGGCCGATTTTTTTAGTGTAGACACCTCACTCAGGTATCGCTCCAAGGCCTCTGCTAATGAAGGGCAGGTTCGGGAAAGGCGGCGCTGACGGGTGGCATTCATAAGTAAATCTGTCTTGTAGGCCATATAGCAGGTCGCTTCAACTGTGATTTTTAACAGCCCATGTTTCTGTGGAGCGTTTATTCGGCGTTTTTGCGGGTTCCCTAGTTTGGTGATCACGCTTATTTAAGGAAAAAAAATGATGTTCGATAACGACGCCGCTCACCTACCCATAAGCACCGGTTCGGCCCTGCTTATTTATGGTTGGACCATGCAGGATTTTGTGCTGACTTTATGGGCGGCTTATGTGGTGATTTTGATCGTGACCAAGCTGCCCGAGTTCATTCGGGCGGCTGCGCGGATTGTGGGTGGGGTGCGGCAGGCCTGGCGCCAGCTCAAGGAGTGGAAGCATGGATCTGAAGACTAAGTGGGGGGCGGGGGTGATCTCGGCGGCGATTGCTTTGGTTGCCGCTTGGGAAGGGCGCTCTTTGATCGCCTATGTGGACCCGGTGGGCATCCCGACCATTTGCGACGGCTACACGCAAGGGGTCAAGCTGGGGGATGTGGCCAGCCCGGCACATTGTGACGCTTTGACCGAGCAGGAGGTGCGTCGTGCTTTGGCTGTGGTGGATCGCTCTGTGAGCTATCCCTTGCCCGACGAAGTCCGTGTGGCACTGAGCAGCTTTGTCTACAACGTGGGGGCCGGGGCGTTTGCTAATTCCACTTTGCTGCGCAAGCTACGGGTTCAGGATATAGCCGGAGCATGTCGGGAGCTAGACCGTTGGGTTTATGCCGGTGGCCGCAAACTGCGGGGGCTGGAGCGGCGGCGTCAGGCAGAGAGGCAGCTATGTCTATCAAGTCTGCTTTAGCAGGGGCTGCTGTTCTGGCAGCCCTTTTTTTATGGGGGGTGCTGTATGGCCAGGGGCAGTATCGCAAGGGCTATGAGCTGGCTCGCGCAGAGACCAGGGCGGCGCAGTTGCAGGCCGAAGTCCGTGCGCGCCTGATGGAACAACGATTACAAAAGGAGGTGGAGGATGTTCGAGTTACGTATCAAACACAGTTGGATGCGGCCCAGCGTGCTGCTGTGGCTGCTCGCGCCGATCTTGACGGCTTGCGCGGCAAGCTCGCCGCCGCCAATGATCGTGTCGCCGCTCAGGCTGCCCGAGCCGGACAAACGCTGGATGCAAACGCCCGAATTGCCAGCGAGCTGCGCCACGTGGTCGGCCTGTGCGCAGAACGATATACAGAAATGGCAAGCGTTGCTGACGGATACAGGAGCGCTTTAGGTGGTTTGCAGGGGTATGTATTTAATGTGCGGTAATGCTGGCTGTGTTTGATAGTTATCGGTTTGAGCGAAAGTATTGCCAAGCGATTGCTCCAGCACCTATTCCGATCAGGGATCCGATAAATGCTGCCTTAAGTCGACTTAACAATGCGTTTTCGTTAAGCATGTCGAGTGTGGGCACTCTTTGCATAGGGTCATATCTAAACCAAGGCCACCAGTAGTAAATCAATATAGCCAAAAAAATGAGGGCAATGACGCCAAAAACGCGTCCGTCCCAGAGGAGTGTATCTCTCAGTCCATTGACGATCAGTGTGGTAAAGAAGAGCCAGAGAAAGGCATAAAAGCCTACATTTAGCATGAGTGCCCAAGAGCTAAGCATTATATTTTGTCCTATGTCAAAACAAATGAATATAGCGCTTTTCGTTCAAAGGTGCAGCCGTTTGCGGGAGGGGGCTTAAAGAGTGTTCGATTGCGTTTGGCTTAAGCTTTCAACTGTTCACGTTTGTAGAAAAGGTTAAGTTCTCGCGTTGACTGCAGCCTAATTTTAGGCAAGGTGCTCGCTTCAAAAATGCTCAAATACTTGTGGCGATTAGGCGGTGTGACGATGGCGATGTGGCGGATCATTTGCCATTTCACGCTGTCTTTACTGCCCTCCAGAGCACCACGACGATCTCGCTCGAACAGGGTGCGCCGAAAGTAGCGCAGCAGGCTGGTCGCAGTGGAAACCTCTAGCACGATAAAGCCTGTCGCGCGCTCCAGGCGTGGGGCCAGGTGACGAGTGTAGTTACCTTCCATCACCCATTGTTCTTGCGCAATAGCCGCCTGATGCAGCGCAACAAAATCCGCTTCGGGGCGGGGTATCCAATTGGTATGGGGTAGGTGGTAGAGCTGATCCAGGTGCACGGCTGGGATGGCCAGTTTGCGTTCGATAGCGTCAGCCAAGGTGGATTTGCC